CTTGACGAGGAGCAGCGGAGTCACAAGGAGATTCAACATCAGAGAAAGAAGGATCAGTGATGAAGGTGAGTTGAGTGGTGTTACCAATCATCTTAAAGTAACCTCTTTGTTGTTCAGAGGTCATGGTGAGTTGATTCCAGATGTGCATCCAGTCACCATATTGACGATCGATTCTTTGACCACCAATTTCAACTTCAACTTGAGCGATGAGTTGTTCACCGGGGAAATCTAACCAACGGGCATAAACGCCAGTGTTTTGGTTTTGAGAGTAGTTACCAAGACCCATAAGTTGGTTAATTTCAGGAAGAGTTACTTGTAAGTAAGTTCTGTAAGCAAGGTCACCGTTTCTAGAGATGACACATTGGACACGACGACCGAAATCGGCTTGACCGTTGAAAGTTTGTTCGATTGATTCGATGGCAAAGTTAGTATATCTACGATAAGTAACTTTCCAGAAAGTAATTTGAGGATTACCAGTTAGGTAAACGTCTTGGGCGCCATAGGCTACAAGTTGCATTAATCCACCTCCCATTGTTATAATTATGCTAAAGATAAAAATTTTTTGAAAATTAATTTAATTTAATTTAATTTATTAATTAAATTAAATATAAAATTGATTAATATTAAAAAATAAAAGCATAAATATTTTAAGTAATTACTTTGCTTAAATCTAAATTGCTCTTCATAAATTTATATAAATAAGATTCTTCAAGAACCTCTTTTTTGCCTTCGTGTGATTTGCTAAAGACATATGATTCATTTCTTTTTTTTACAGCCCATCCTTGCTCTATTGCATTATATAGCAATAACATTTTTTGAAACTTAATAATATCCACCTTTATATCGTCGTCTTCTAAAGATTTTAAGGAGTCTAAATTCAACTTTAAATCGATATTACTCATATTACTTAATTTAAAGAAAACATAAATCAACTTTTAACTATATTTTGCAATCAATTTGTTGGTCTACAATTCTGTTTCTATAATACTTTGAATAATGTTGTTCACTATTTTCTAAAGTATGTAAATTTGTTTTTACAATGTCTCCATTTTCGTCTGAATAATATATATTTTCTAGTTTATATCCCTTCTTCCTAGGAATTATGCTAAGCAACTTAATACAATTAGAACAAGGCTTACTGGACTGCAACTTATTTTTTGCGGATAATCGAATTACCAAAATATTTATAGGTTCTAAGCGCTTCTTATACTTTAATGGCATTAACTTTGATAATGCATCTTCCTCTGCGTGTATTCCAGGTGTATTTCCATTAATATCACCCATTTGATTTACACCAAAACTTAATATTCTAGCTTTTTTCATAGAGCCCTTTCCCTTGTAAAATACACGACACGTGATTGTAATGACCGCAGACGCACGACGACACATTATTTATGCCACTCTCATACGAATTTATATCCGTATCAACAGGCAAACAAAATCTCTTAATAAACATCTTATCTAGAATCGAGTCCATTTTCGTTAGTATAATTAATATGCTTTATTTTTTAAATTATTTTTATAATTCAATTTTTTTATAAAGTATATTATTCATTTTAATTTAATTTAAATAACTTTTATATTTTTTACAAATTATAAATTAAATAAATTACATTTAAATTATAATAAAGAAATGCCAAGCTTCAAACCGAAGTCCAATAAAAAAATTAAATTCAATAAAAAATCCGCAGTCACATTAGACATTAAACATACAGAAATTATTAACGAATTTGATAAGGATGAAAACGACAGAATACCAGAATTAAAATACGAACGTCAAGAACTTAAAAAACAATTAAATAATCCGGACTTAACAGTTGAACGGCGTTTGGATATTGAAGACCAAATTATACAAATTAATGAAACAATTAAAGAAACAAAATCAAGAAAAAAGGAATATTATTTGGATAATTCAAAATATATATTTGAATACTTTGAAAATAAGAAGAATATTTCGGCTGGTGGTGCATCCACTGCGGTTTCAACAAATAAGGCTAATATAGTAAATTCATTTTTTAAAATAAAAACAAATGAAGATGAAAACGAATTACGCGCGCAGAGAGAAACAAATAATATCGTACAAAAATATCTAAGTAATGTGGATGATACTTTTTTAGATATAAACACATTTGTCTCTCAAACAGATATTTGCAAGTTTTGTTTCAAAGGCGAATTGGTTCCAGTTGAAGATGAAGGTATATTAGTTTGTAATAGTTGTTCTAGAAGTATTCCTTATTTAATTGAAAATGAAAAACCTTCTTATAAAGAACCACCAAAAGAAGTGTGTTTTTATGCATATAAACGCATTAATCATTTTAAGGAAATATTAGCACAATTTCAAGGTAAAGAAACTACGCAAATTCCTATTGAAGTGATTGAAAATATTAAAATGCAAATTAAAAAAGAGAGAATTGAATTGGAGCAAATTACAAATATTAAAACCAAGGAAATTTTAAAGAAGTTAGGCTATAATAAATACTACGAACATATACCATTTATTAAAGATAAATTGGGAATTAAACCGCCAATTATGTCGCAAGAATTAGAAGAAACATTATGTAATCTTTTTATTGAATTACAGGCGCCTTATTCTAAATTTTGCCCCGATGACAGAGTTAATTTTTTAAATTATTATTATACTGCATATAAGTTATGCGAACTTTTGGGTGAAGAAAAGTATTTGCCACTATTTCCTTTACTCAAGGATAGAGAGAAGCGTATAGAACAAGATGAAATTTGGAAGAAAATTTGTGGCGAATTGGATTGGGAATTTATACCAACTATTTAATATGGTCTGTAAGGAAATAATTGTAATTCTCTCGTATTGAAAATCGAATTATTTGGATCATATGCGTTTGCTCCTACACCATTACCATAACAAGCGCCGCCTTTATAAGTTTTACGGTTGCGACTACGCATTCTGCGCATTTTACGCATTTTGCGGCTACGGGTTCTACGTTTGCGTCTTCCTCCTTGTGGAAAATCAACTACAGAGCGTGGTGATTCTGGCTCTAAATCTTCCATATTTAATGCGGGTCCTGGCTGAAAATTATTATTAACATTTATATCCATTTCCATTTCCATATCCATTGCTGGTGGATTAACACCATTTGAAACATTATCTTCTTCATCTAAATTAGCAATTTCATTGTTTGCTTCATTTAAACTATCAATTAATTCTTGAGGTGTAAATGGATTACCTGTTTGTGGATTTGTTTGTTGTAAAGACATACGAATTAAATTCATATTGTCAATGTTAAATTCGTGTAAAGTATTAATTTGTTCTGCAGTAAATCCAAGTGTCATTAATTCTTGTTCGTTTAATTGTCCGCCTCTCATTTTTCTAGAATGTCTTCTATTAGATTTTTTATTACGCATTCCTTTACTACGTGTTTTACGTGCCATAATATATTATAATTATATTTAAAATATATTATAGATTGTTAATTAATTTAAAATCCGCCTGGAAAGCGAACTAAGTTGGCACCAATACCAAATCCGGCACCACTGCGTGCAGTTACACCCATAGAAGGAACATAAGTATCTAGGATACTAAATGTGGCGGCAGCAGTTAAGGCAATCAAAACAATTTCCTCAAAATTCAAGGAACGTTTAGGGATAGCATATGCAGCAATTGCAACCATTAAACCTTCAACGAGGTACTTAATAATTCTCTTAACAAGTTCAGCAACGTTAATAAGACCGAGCATTTATATTAAATAAAAAGAAAAAAAATATATATTATGCGATAAAAAACTTAAAATTAAATCCCTTAAGTAATTAAAAATGAGTCGCACTAAAGATAGTAAATCTACCAAACTCCCTTTTGAGAGAAAAGAAGTTAATGGCAAACCAAATCCTAAATATGTTGATATGCTTACTGAAGACAAGCCTATTGCCGGTCAAAAATATGCTTGTGTCTCCTTTTGTTTTCCTGAAGATATCTTGAAGGATAAAAACATTTACTTTTTCGAACAATTCCTAAAGAAGTGGGAATTTAACAAATCAATGGAAAAGTTTATTCAATTCTTGAATTTTACTTCATATAAATATAATGTTTCTTTTGAAGATCTCTCTAATGACTTTAAGGAATTTGTGAAGGAAGAAAAGGAAACCCTTGCCAACTCCAGTATGGATGACGAATACAAGACCTTCCTTGATAACAATGAAGAAGAATTACAAAAGCAATTTGACATTGAACACAACTTCCAAACCAATGTTCGTGGCATTAAAATTCGCGGTGTTTATCCCAGTTTGGAAGAAGCCGAAATGAGATGCAAATTGCTAAATGAAGCGGATCCTTATCACGATATTCACGTTACTGATGTTGGTTTATGGGCGCCTTGTAATCCTAAGCCTTATAAGACTGGTCGTGTTGTTTATCCTGAAGAGGAACTTAATCAATTGATGAGTGAGAAAAATAAGAATCAAGAAAGAACCGATTTGGCATTTAAGGAGCGTGTTAATGAAGCAAAGAAGAAGGCAATTGAAGAAAACGTTAAGAATGCAGAGAAATCTGGTAACGTTCTTACTCAAACTGTTGACGAAGAAGGTAACCTTATTGGTGTTAATAATGCCAATACTCAAGAGTTCGCACTTAGAGAGCAAGATATAATTTCAACTGCGGATATTTGTAACGAATTATTCGAAGGTGAAAATATTGTTATTGGTAAGACTGATAACGGACAAAGTCAATTAGTTTCTGGTCCTTTTGCAAGTAAAACCAAGGATTCTATGGAACAAGTGGACTAAATATACTTTTACACCTTATAATTATTAAATTTTATATTTATATATTATAATGGATACTTTTACAACGTTATTTTGGTTTTTTTCGATACTTTTTATTAGTTTATCGATCTATTTATTGTGTTTTACTAAAAAAACTTATATTTTTTATATGCAAATTATTGCAGGATGCGGAATATTCGCAACAAGTAAGATTGGTCGTAACTTTTTAGGGTTAGCATAATATAAATATATTTAAGAATAATTTATAATATATTTATATTGTATACAATGTCAAAAAATTTAGCAGATTTTAGCAATATAAACGATTATTTACCATTATTTAATGCTGTTTTAATTACAGATTTATTTGTAATTTTATTATTAAATATAAGGGTGATTAAATCACAGGTTTTAAAAAAATGGTATTTACAATATAATTTATCGGCTGTTATAGCTGATGTATTGATTATATTAATTGGATTAATTATTACAAGAGCAATTTATTATTATATATTTGATAGTTTTTCAATAGTAAAATTTATTATTTTAGCTGTAATAGTTCAAATTATACATGATATATTATTTTATAAATTTTTTAGTAGTATACCAAGAGGAGTAAATAAAATGATTGATACATTTAAGGATTACGCGAGTGAAGTATCATATAAAGCAATTTTAGCTGATAGTGGGATGATGATAATGTCGTGCTTAATTGCTTACTATCTTGTAAATAAAAATGCTAATACTAATATAATTGTATTAATTTTATTTTTATATTTATTACCATATTTATTATACAACTGATTATAAAGTCAATAATATTATTTATCACTTTTATTGTATTATTATACTTTTTTTAAATATAATATAAATGACTATAATATAAATGACTGATAGTAAAGAAAATATACAAAAATTCGTACAAAGCAGAGGCAATATCACGCTAATGAAGAAGATGTTAGATGAAGGAACTATCTCTGATATTAATATTATATTTGATAATGGTTTAACTACAAATACTGCTCTAATGTTTGAGACTATGTATGGAACTTTAGAAGGAATGAAATTTTTATTAACCCATAATGCTGATCCAAATATACAAGATAAAAATGGTTGGACGGTTCTTCACAAAATTGCCAATTTAGGAGAAATAGATAAAAAGGTCAAAGTTAAACAACTTGCCAAACTGCGTCTCCTATTAGACTATGGAGCAGACAGGTCAATAAAGACCAAAAATGGTAAGAGTGCGTTAGATTTAGCAAAAGGAACATTGAGTTGCAACGATTGTATCAAAATGCTTTCTCAAGTAAAAAATAAAAAAACCTTAAAGCGACTTAAAAGAAATACAAAGAGAAACAAAAAAAATAGTCGAAAAGTATAATTTTTAATTAATACATTAATAATAACTTAAAATTAAATAAATAATATAACAAAATGAAAATATGTTATATTATTTCAACATGCAACAAATATTTAGATACCCGAGTTTCTTATCAAATGGAAACTATGTTTAAAAATATAAATAAAAACGATATTTATTATCTAACATCAGCGCCAAATATAGAAAAAAGACAATTTGGTTGGTATTCAATGGATGATACTCAAAATATTACATGGAAATACATACATTTTATTTACAATATGAATGGAGAGTTTTTAAACTATGATTGGTACATATTTATTGATGATGATACATTTGTTTTTACAAATCGTTTACTTAAATATTTAACTCAATTTAATCCAGCAGAAAATTATTATATTGGAAATGAGTTAGACCATATTAAAAAAGAATTTTGCATGTATATGTCAGGTGGTGCAGGATATGCGATTTCTAATGCTTTATATAACAAAATTTATGAATATATAAGAAAAATTGGTATTAATGAGGCATACTATCCATTATCTAATTTAAAAGAACAATTTTGCGATGATTTATGTGTTGGAATATGGATTAAAGAAATTGGAAAAAATCATAAAATTTATCAAATGCACAATAACAACTTTCATTTAGATATTCACAAAGAAAATTCACAACTTTTAAATGCTATTACATTTCATAAAATTATTACAAAAGAACAATTTAACTTTTATACAAAAATTTTAAATGATAACAAATATGACACCGTTTTTGCTCTTGTAACAGACGCATCATATTTTTCAAAGGCTAAACGCACCATAATTGATTTGCGAAGTAAAGGTAATTGGCGCGGACCTATTGCGCTTATAACTATCGGTTTTGATTTAAACGCAAATTTTGCCGATTTTTACGATATATTAGAAGTTAAATTTGATGCCATAGATAAGACGCAAATGCTACAATTAATTGGTAAAAGCGGATTTTCTGATGGTGACAAGAGAGAATTAACAAAGCTTAATCAATGGGAAAAATTACATATATTTGACGAATATTTTACGCAATGGCAGCGTGTTGTATATTTGGACGCAGGTCTACGTGTTTTAGACGATGTTAAATATTTATTGGAAGTCGAATATAAAGGCGCAATAATCGCGCATCAAGACGGAGAAATTACACCTCATCTAGAATTTCTCACGCAAATAAGTCATGATAATCCAGAATTAGTCGCAAAATTGGTTGCCGAATATGGCAGCGAAATTTTGAAGTCAAATCATATGTTAAATTGTATGTGGATTTATGATACAGATATATTAAAAATATGTGATAAATCGCAAATGATAAAAGCAATGAATAAATGGCCGCTTTGTAAAAGAAATGAAATGACAATTATGAATTTGTTATTGCATTTTAAATATAAATTATGGAAAAAAATACCGCAAAAGGCGTCAAATGGAAAAATATTATTTGATTGGTCAGAAGTAATAACTTCTAATAAGGTTACTTGGAGAGATTATTGTTTAATTAAATATCCAGTTACTATTCAATTTGATGATTGTTAAAGCGAAGCGACTGATTAAAACCAACGGTGACTGTTTAAAGTGAATGTGACTATT